TGTTGAGATTCCAAAAGAAGAAGCTAAAAAAGAGGCCAAACCTGTTCAAGAAGAGTTAGAATTTGATATTGAGATTGAAGATGACACTCCAAAAGCGGACAGAAATAGAGAGCCTTTACCTGAAAATGTAAAACAAGAGCTTGAAGCTGATAATTTAGAAGAATATTCTGAAAGAGTAAAAAACAGAATGGCTCAACTAAAAAAAGCTTGGCATGATGAAAGACGTGCTAAAGAAGCATCAGAACGTGAAAAAATTGAAGCGGCAAGAATTGCTGAACAAGTTTTAAACGAGAATAAAAAGCTCAAAGAAACACTTTCAACAGGTGAAGAAGACTATCTTAAAACTCTTCAAGAGAAATATGCAGGTGATTTAGCTGTTGCTCAAAGAGAGTATAGAGAAGCTTATGATGCAGGCGATAGTGAAAAGTTAGTACAGGCTCAAACTAAAATGAATGAGGCTCAAGTTAGACTAACTCAGGCTCAAGATAGAAAGCCTCAATACACTAAAGAGACTTTACAAACTGAAGAAAATGCGGTATCTTCAGGGCAAGAAACAGTAAAACCTAATGTTCCACAGCCAGATGCGAAAGCTCTTGCTTGGCAAGAGAAAAACAAATGGTTTGGACAGGACGAAGAAATGACTTCATTAGCGTTAGGACTGCATGAAAAATTAGTTAGAAGTGGGGTAGACCCATCGTCTGACCAATACTATCATCGTATAAATGAAACGATGCAAAAACGATTCCCTGAATATTTTGGGGAGACTGATTCGTTGGAAGAGGCTAAACCTGCCCAACGCAAACCTTCAACTGTAGTTGCTCCAGCAACAAGGTCAACTGGCCCTAAAAAGGTTAGATTGACAAAAACACAGTTAGCTTTAGCAAAGAAATTCAAGCTAACACCAGAGCAATATGCACGCGAACTAATTAAAACGGAGAATACAAATGGATAAAGCTAAAAGTCGTACAAGTAGAGAAGCGGTAAAACGTGAAGAAACTGATGTTCGAAATAAAGTGTGGGAACCTCGTTCAACATTACCTGAAGTCAATCAAGAAGACGGATGGGCGTATCGTTGGATTAGAACCTCATTAGTTAATGAAGCTGATAACATGAATGTATCCTCTCGTATGCGTGAAGGCTGGGAGCCTGTGAAACATTCAGACCACCCAGAAGTAAATTTACCATCAAACCCTAACTCAAGATTCAAGGACGGTATTGAAGTTGGTGGTTTGTTACTATGTAAGATGCCACAAGAAATGGTAGACCAGAGAAATGAATACTACAGGGAAAAAGCCAGAGCTCAGGAACAGGCTGTAGATAACAACCTGATGAGACAGAATGACCCTAGAATGCCGTTATTCTCTGATAAAAAATCTACTGTGACTAGAGGCAAAAGATAATTTAAGGAGATGTTATTATGGCAAGTACAGCCGCACCTTACGGGTTCAAACCCGTTAATTTGATAGGTGGTCAGCCTTATGCTGGTTCAACCCGTCAAATCAAAATTGCGTCTGGATATAACACAAACATTTTCAATGGGTCAATCGTTTCTATTGTAGCGGCAGGCACTATTGAATTAGTTACTACAAATGGCGACAACTCTACTGGTTTTCCAGCAGGAACAGTCGGTGTATTTGTAGGATGTACATATACAGACCCTAACACAGACCAGTTAACATTTAGACAATATTGGCCAGCTGGCACAGTGGCTTCAGATGCGAAAGCGTATGTTGTCGATGACCCTGATGTAGTGTTCCAAGTTCAAGCAGATGCTTCAGTTGCTCAAGCAGCGTTAGGTTCTAATGCTCACTTAGCAGCAGTTCAGTCTTCTTCTACTGGTTCTACCACAACAGGTAACTCAAACACAGCGTTAGATGCAACTGTTAACACTACTTCAGGATTTGCGTTTAGAATCGTTGATTTTGTTGATTCGCCAAGTTCTTCAGTAGGTGATTCGTTTACTGATGTGTTAGTTAAGTTTAACCCAGATAGCCACAGCTATCTAAATAAAACAGGTATTTAAGGAGAATAAATCATGGCAATTTCAAGAGCTCAATTATTAAAAGAGTTGCTTCCTGGCCTTAATGCTTTATTCGGAATGGAATACCAGCGTTATGGCGAAGAGCACGCAGAAATCTACGAAACTGAGACATCAGAACGTAGTTTTGAAGAAGAAACAAAACTATCTGGCTTTGGTCAGGCCCCTGTTAAACAAGAGGGTTCTGCTATCGCTTATGACAATGCTCAAGAAGCGTTCACAGCTAGATACAATCACGAAACCATAGCTTTAGGTTTCTCACTAACAGAAGAAGCTGTAGAGGATAACCTTTACGATACTTTATCTGCGAGATACACAAAAGCTTTAGCACGTTCAATGGCTAATACTAAACAAGTAAAAGCTGCGAACATTCTAAACAATGGTTTTTCTGATACAAACGGTGGTGATGGTAAAGCATTATTTGCTACAGACCATCCATTAGTATCAGGTGGTACAAACAACAATACACAGTCAGTTGCTGCTGACTTAAATGAATCTTCATTAGAAAATGCAGTTATTCAAATAGCTGGATGGACAGATGAAAGAGGATTATTAATTGCTGCTAAACCACGTAAATTAGTTATTCCACCAGATTTACAATTCGTTGCGACACGTTTATTAGATACTGAACAAAGAGTCGGTACTGCTGATAACGATATCAACGCGTTGAAAAACAACGGTGCGATACCAGAAGGATATACAATTAATCACTATCTAACAGATACTGATGCGTATTTCCTAACAACTGATGTACCAAATGGTATGAAATACTTTGTAAGAACACCATTAACTACATCTATGGACGGTGATTTCGACACAGGTAATGTAAGATACAAAGCCCGTGAAAGATATTCATTCGGTTTTTCAGACCCACTAGGAATGTGGGGTTCACAAGGTGCTTCCTAAGAAGCATTAGGTGTTTTGAATACTTAGTTTTCTCATAGTTTCTAGGTATTCATTGAAGCTCTCTACTATCTCTCGTAGGGAGCTTCTTTTTTCTTTTATTTCTCTATAAAAAGCGTATAATTTAAATATCGGGAAACAAGCTTATCTAACTGCCCCGACAGACGCATACAAGATAGATAAGCGTTAACTTTGTATGGAGAATATAGAATGGCTAATTCAACATTTACAGGCCCAGTCAGGTCAGAAGGTGGTTTTACTACTATCAGCAAAAACGCAACGACTGGAGCTATCACAACACAATCAAGCATAAACTCAAGTGGTATCGCTTCATTTGATGCTAACAAATTAGCAACAGAAGCTGGTACAGGTATTACAGGTGGCACAGGAACTATTTACAGAAGTTCTGTATTTAGGTCAGGTGGTGTTATTACTACACAAATCTTGATTGACTTAACAGGTTTAAGGTCAACTGCATCAGGTGATATTATTGGTGTTAACGGCACAAGTAACGTGTGTCACATCGGACAAATCACAGCTGCAGAAAATGGTACTATCTTAACAGGTAGTATGGAGTGCTTTGAAGCACCTGCTGGCGGAGACCCAGATATCAACGTACATTCTGCTACAGAGGGTACAGGAGTTGAAGATGGAGCTATCGCTGACTTAACAGAAACACTATTAGTGAACTCTGGTGATTTAGCATTAGGTACTAAAGTTTACTTTACAGCCGTACCTGCTGCTGATGAGTTCTTATATTTAACTCTTGGTGCAACTACAGATGCAGATTACACAGCGGGTAAATTATTAATTGAGTTGAAAGGTTACGAAGCTTAATAACTAACGGAGAAAGAATATGCTTTCAGATATTAAAGTAACTTTTATCAGCGATGAAGTTGCAGCAGACGATGACTTTATTGTTACCGCAGCGAGACCTGACACTTCAGCTACCATTGCAAACTCAAGTTTTGCGTCAGGTGGTGCTAGAATTTTAAGTGTCACTACAACAGGTACAGGAGACAATGGTAAAACTAATACTATTGTTGGTACTGATGTATTCGATAATTCTTTAACTGAGGTGATTACATCTACAGGCTCAGCTGAAGCTGTTAATGGTACTAAATACTTTAAAACAGTTACTTCCGTGACAAGCTCAGCACAATTTGCAGCAAACTTAAAAGTGGGCTCTACTGCCAGTGCAGCACAAGCTGTATTTGCGGGTCGTGTCAAACTTAAAGGATATCAAATTGTGTCTGGTGGCACTGCAGGAGTTATTGATTTTATTGATGGCACCCCAGAGTCAGGCAGTACTTTATTTAAGGCAAGGACAATAGGTACAGATAATACAACTATTGACCACACCGTTCCTGAAAATGGCATTTTGTTTATTGATGGTATGTCAGTTAAATATACTATTGGTACAGTAGACATGATGCACTTTTATTTTGCGTAGGAGTCGTATGGCAACTACCAGAAAGAAAGGAATGGGAATTAAAACTTCAGTCAAGTCTGGTAATTTTAGAAAGACTAAAGCTGGAGCAGGGATGACTAAGAAAGGCGTAGCAGCCTATCGTAGAGCCAACCCAGGCAGTAAATTACAAACAGCCGTAACTGGAAAAGTTAAAAAAGGTTCTAAAGCTGCTAAGAGACGTAAATCATTTTGTGCACGTAGTGCAGGGCAAATGAAGAAGTTTCCAAAGGCAGCTAAGAATCCAAACTCAAGGTTACGTCAAGCTCGTAAAAGATGGAAATGTTAATATGGAAGATAAAGTGCAAGAAACAATAGCAGTACATTCGGCAGAGATAGAGCATATGAAGAAGGATATAGACCACATCATTGCCAAAGTCGATAAAATGGACAAGTCTGTTGATGATATTAAGGAGACCCTTGCAGAGATTAGAGGTGGTAAAGCAGTCGCTGTGTGGTTTTTTGGAATAATTGGAGTGATAGCTGGGTCATTGGTGACTTGGTGGCTCGGTAAATAAAGGAGATTAGAAATGACAAGAGGACAGAGAAAATTTAGTGGTGCTAAAAAGAAAATGGCAGAGAAAATGGCGAAGAATGCTTTGATGGGCGGACAAAGAATACCTCAATACATAACTACAAAAAATCAAAGAGGGCAACGAATAAGAAAACTTAATCCTGAATATAAAGCTATTTATGGAAGTGCTAATTTAAAAAACAGACCTCTTAAAATAGATAACAAAGGGTTAACACCTAATGTTCAAGTTAAGAAAAAAGCTCCTGTTAAAAATAAAGTTAAAGCTAAAACTGAAACTAGAGCAGAAATGTTAAAAAGAAAAACAGGTTCTACTTATGACCCAACAAAAGCTAACCGTGCAGGTCAAAGAATGGGTCAACGTAAAGCTGGTGGTATGTTAAAAAGTGTAGATAAAGAAAAAAATCCAGGTCTAGCTAAACTACCAACAGAAGTTCGTAACAGAATGGGCTTTATGAAGAAAGGTGGTGATGTTAATAAAAAAGCTGGTAAGGCAGCTAGACCTGCAGAACTAGATATTGCCATCGCAAAAGTCAAAAAGAAACCAGGTATGAAAAAAGACGGTATGAGAATTGAAAAGAAAATGTATGGTGGTGGTATGACCAAAAAGAAAATGATGGGCGGTGGTATGACTATCAAGAAGATGAAGCATGGCGGTAAAGCTGGCAAGTGTCCTCGTGATGGTATTGCTATGAAAGGTAAAACAAGAGCAGGTCGTTAATTATGATGAAATGTCGTGGAATGGGCAAGGCTATGAAAAAACCCATCGCTCTTAAGAACGGTGGACAAGCCAAAAAGACTGTTAAAAAAGTCGTTAAAGGCTTGAAGAAA